TAAAAGAAATGTTGAACACTTAGAAATAATGGTCGCTAAAGACTATTGGACTAATGAAGACATGACAGCAGTTAATTCAGCTATTGCATCTGGCAATTCATACATCGCATAATATGAAGTTTAAATTTGACGATAAAGAGTACGATAGTGATACGCTGTCGGATAAAGCTAAGGTTTGCCTTGCAAGATTAGAAAATATATCGGTTAAAGAAAATCAACTTTCTGCAGAATTTGCTGATCTCCAAGTTTTAAAACAACACTACAATAATGTTTTAAAACAAGAATTACCTAAAGAAGAAGAAAAACAAACTTCTAAAAAGTAATTAAAATCTTTATATTTATACAAAAATATAATAGATTGTGTAAATGCTACAAAAACTTAATTTCAAACCAGGTTTTAATAAAATGGTCACTGACTCAGGAGGAGAGTCTCAGTGGGTAGACGGAGATAATGTTCGTTTCCGATATGGTTTACCTGAGAAAATAGGTGGCTGGAATCAACTAACAGCTAATAATAATACTTTACCTGGAGCAGCTCGTGCTCAACATGCATTTTCTTCTTTAGATGGAGAAAAATACGTAGCCATTGGTACCTCACAAGGATTATTTTTATATTATAATAACGAATTTTTTGACATCACTCCACTCGATGATGATGTAGTTACCGGTGTAACATTTGATGCAACAACCGGTTCAGCAACAGTAACAGTTAATAAAAATGCTCATGGATTACAAGATGGACGATATATCACTTTTTCGAGTGTAACAGTTCCAACTGGATCCGGTTATGCAACATCTGATTTTGAAGACAACACATTTGAAATTACCAATGTCAATACTAATACTTTTGATATTACCATGCCAAGTAATTCTGCATCCACTACATCAGGCACAGGATCTGCACAAGTAGATCCTTATGTCATTGTCGGTCCAACGTTTCAAACGGCTGGTTTTGGTTGGGGAACGTATATATGGGGTAATTCAACTTGGGGAACTGCAAGAGCTAGTGGAAGCGTGATCCTAGATCCCGGCCTCTGGAGTCTTGATAATTTCGGACAAGTTCTTGTTGCAACTATTTTCAATGGAGAGACTTTTACTTGGGATGCGGGAGCAACGAATCCAAGAACAATTCGAGCATCTAAAAACACATCGGGTTATGAAACAACCAACAATCCAACTGCATCAAGATTTACGTTAGTCTCCGACAGAGATCGACATGTATTTCATTTTGGAACGGAAACTACTATTGGAACACAATCTTCTCAAGATCCAATGTTTATTCGTTTTTCTAATCAAGAAAATTTAAATGATTATACTCCAACTGCAACCAATACCGCAGGAACATTTAGACTCGATACCGGAAATGAAATTAGAGGAGCGGTACTTGGAAAAGATTATACATTTGTATTAACGGATAGCGCTGCGTACATTATACAATATGTAGGTCCACCATTTACATTTATTGTTAGACAAGTGGGTACCAATTGTGGTTTGATCGGTCAAAACGCATTATCCTATTCAAATGGTCAAATCTTTTGGATGTCAGGTGAAGGTGGGTTTTTTGCCTTTGATGGTACAGTTAAAATGCTACCGTGTTTAGTTGAAGACTTTGTGTTTACCACAACAGGAGATAATTTAGGAATTAATTATGATGCCAATCAAATGGTATATGCAGAGCATAATACTTTATACAATGAAGTCACATGGTTTTATCCAAAAGCAGGATCCGGTCAAGTTGATCGATCGGTAACCTATAACTATGGTGAAAATTGTTGGACAACCGGATCTTTAGCAAGAACATCTTATATTGATCAAGGGGTATTTAATCTACCGTATGCAACGGATTATAATGGAACTGCAACTCCTAATTTTCCAATACAAGGCATAACGGATAAATATGGAGCAAGTATTTATTACGCTCATGAAACCGGGACCGATCAGGTCAATTCATCGGGTACTACATCTATTGATGCCTACATTCAATCAGGAGATTTTGATATTACAGCAGGTAGAGGTGCTTTAGGAGGCACAACCGGTCTTGCTGATCTTAGAGGAGATGGTGAGTTTATTATGTCAATGAAACGATTTATACCTGATTTTAAAGTATTAACAGGTAATTCAAAAGTGACATTGTTACTCAATAATTATCCATCGGGAACCGCTGCAAGTTCACCGCTTGGACCCTTTACAATTACCTCATCTACTGATAAAGTGGATACTCGAGCAAGAGGAAGATTGCTTTCTATAAAAATTGAAAACGACGCTGTAGGTGAGACTTGGCGTTATGGCACATTAAGAGTGGACATAAAACCGGACGGTAGACGATAATGTATAGACAAAATTACGGATTAGGGAGTTTAATGTCTAATCCACAAACAACAAGATATGATAGAAAATATGGTTTATCTCTGCCAATGGTTGATTATTTAAATGCACCCTTACCAGATATATCCGGTCTCTTTGCACCACTTGCTGGTACAACACCTGTAGTAGATGTTCCGGTTGAAGACGTAACAGAAGATGAAATTTTACAAGCTATCGCTGCACAAGATTATTATAATCAAATTAATCAAGGCGGTGGAGGTGATGGTGGTTTTCCATACAGTGTAAATCCAAACGATCCTAGTATTAGAACTTTTGATCAATACAATCCATATGCTTATAACCAAGCTATGAGAAATACTGAAAAATTTGGTCAGACAGTAGGTCCAAATCCAGATTTATATTATGCTCCTCCAACAGGTATAGAACAATTAATAAGTAAAATTCCAACACCTCTTGGATTTGTAAAAAAAGGTCTTGATGCTATAGCAGATAAACTTCCACCAAATAGAACAGCAATATTTCAAAATGAATTATTAGGTCAAGGTATTAAGTTAGATAACATTGGTAGAATAGTTACTGATAATTATAGAACACCAGAAGGAATTATGGCAGGATATAATCCTGTATCAGGTGGTTTATTGAATATGTTAACTGGAGGTGCATATGGTGAACCAACTCAATATGGTTTAGAAAAAGCTGTTGAAAAAAGACAGGAAAATATTAGAGATACTTTACAAGATAAATATGGTTTATCAAATGAACAAATAGACGACGTACTTTCTGAAATAGAAGAAACTGGAACCTATACAGGTCCTCTTGGGTTTAATCAAATAATGGGTAAAACAACCAATCTATTTGAGGATTTATTTAATTTAGACGTGTTTAATCAAAAACAATTAGATGCAAAGAAAAAAGCAGATATAATTTTTGAACAACAACTAAAAGAAAAAAGGGAATCAGATCCAGCATTTATAGAACAACAAAAAATTGAAAAAGCTGCAGAAACAAGAAGAGATTTTCAACAAGCAGTTGCAGAAGCAGAGAAACAAAAAACTGGTTATACGGTAGATGATTTAGATTTAATTGAGGGCCAACTTGCATCAGGTTTTTCAGACTACAATCGTTCTTCAGCAGCGAAAGCAGAGGCAGCGGCAGCAGCGGCTAGAGAATCAGCTATAGCTCAAGAAGCTGCTAACAGAGAAGCAGCTAGAGAAGCGGCAGCGGCAGCGGCAGCGGCTAGAGCAAGAGAAGAAGCAGCAGCTAGATCAAGAGAAGAAGCAGCAGCTAGATCAAGAGAAGAAGCAGCACAGGCAGCTAGAGATAAAGCTATTCGTGAAAGAGACTTAGGAAGTGGCCCTCCTGGTATCGGAGGAGGCGGCGGAGGCGGCGGCGATGGTTGCTTCTTAAAAGGAACTCTTGTTACTATGTTAGATGGATCTAAAAAAGAAATTGAAAAAATTGATTTAGGAGATGAAGTCGCTAAAGGCGGTAAAGTATTTGCAACCGGTAAATTCTTAGTTAATAATTTATATGATTATAGAGGTATTAAAGTATCAGGAAGTCATATGGTTTTTGAAGAAGGTAATTGGACTAGAGTAGAAGACAGTAAATATGGTAAAGCTTTAGGAGATGAAGAACATACCGTATATGTATTTGGTTGTGAAAATAGAAGAATTTTAATTGAGGATATATTATTTACAGATTACTTCGAAGTAAAAGATCAAGATAAACTAATAGAGGATAAAGAAAAATTTTTTGATAGTTGGAAAACTTTTGCAAATAACGAAGATAGAAAAAACGTTAATACTTTAAATGCAAACTAACAAATGGAATTTAACTAAAGATTATTCCACTATTAGTAAATGGTGTAAACAACATAAATGGGATTTATCTATTCCAAAAGAAATGTTACCACCTTTAGGTGTGATGGTTAGTGATAAAGAAAAAATTTGTGCAGCTGGGTTATATATAGATAGTAAAGCTAAATTTGGATTTATGTATGGTTTGTTCTCAAATCCAAAAACAGGTAAAATAAAACTTTTTAAAGCTATGAAACTTTGTGTTGATGAAATAAAGAAACAAGCAGTTAAAAATAAACTTGGACTAGTTTATACTATTACTGGTGAGTCTTCTCTTGACAAATTATATACTAAACATATGAATATGGAATTATGTGAGAAAAATGTAAAATCTTATGTTATAAATTTAAATAAAAAAAAATATAAAAACTTAGATTGGATATCTTAAAATGGCTAAAATAACTTCATATATACCAGAACCTAAAGAAGAATATGATGTAGAAAATCAAAGACAGATTTTACAATCCCTTTCTACATTAAAAGATGAACTTAATTTTTCATATCAAGATGATTTAAGAAAAGAACTAGAAAGATTTACATGGTTTAATATGAGGTTTGGTTGCTAATGTCTTGTAATAATGTCAATCCAATAACAGGTGGAAGTACAGTTGATGACATTCCATTTTATTTAGC